TGTGGCTGGTGTTTTAGTAAAAGGCATTCAGGCACTACAAGCGGAGAAAGCGGCCAAGACTGCACCAAAAAAGAAAGCAGTTGCCAAGCCAAAGACTCCACCACCAACGGATGGAGGCAACGCCAGCCCACCAATCGAAAACGCCAATATTCGGAAACAGAAACAGAAAGAAGCGATCAGGCGCAAAGGACCACTCTCGGCTAACGATCTAGCCGCATTTCTTAGCGACTAAAATTTAATTATTAAAATTCAAAACTCTTATTAAAAATGGCAATAGCAACTTCCTACAATGTAACTGCTGGTAAAGGCGCAAAGGAAAATTTAGAATCACTTCTGAAGACTGTCGAGCCGACAGAAACCCCTTTATATAGCACACTCTCACAATCCGCCGCTCCTAAAGCGACACTTAACGAATGGCTCGTAGATAGCCTTGAAGATCCATCCGGTGCAAGTGCAAATATCGATGGCGTTGATCTTACTCTTAGCTCCGCTAAAAACTTGATCGACTCTCGCGCTCGCTTGACGAACCGGGTCGCCACGCTCAGAGATTATTTTGCTGTCAGTCGTCAGGCTGAAATGGTTGATGTCGCTCCTGGCGGATCTTTATTTTCAAGCAGCAAGGCTAAGTCCCTCATCCAACTCAAGCGCTCTATTGAAGTGGCGATTGCTTCGGGTAATGACCAAGCTGCTGGATCAGGTTCCGCAGGTGCAACGATGGCCGGGCTAGGTTTTTGGAGTAATCCAAGCGCCCAGGGCAATACCTATGATTCTGTTTTAAAAGAAAGTTTCCGCTCAGTCGCTGGCTCCCGTGTATCCTTGGCATCCTTGACCGAAGATGGTCTTCGTGGACTTCTTCAGTCTGTTTACACCGCTTCCGGCGCTAAGAGCAACTTTAAGTTGTTTGCCGCTCCTGCTGTGATGAACAAGATCACCGACTACACTCGTGCAACTGTCACCAATAATCCCAGTTATCAATTAACTCAGGATGTTAGTGGTAAGTCCTTGATTAGAAGTGTTTTAAGCTATGTTTCGGACTTCGGAACCATTGATATCATCCCTGACCTATTTCTTGGACGATTCGATGGCACTCCATCCGGCACAGACACCGCCCTTGGAACTGTAAACACCGACCGTGCTTATCTCATTCCTGACGATGACACCGTATCCTTGAAGTTCTTGGAAGGTATTTCCGTAATGGAACTGCCCGACAACGGTGGCGGAAAGAGAGCTTTCTGCGAGGCTATGTTGACCCTTCGTGTCGGCAATCCACGCGCACTTGGTTCTATCGTTTAATTATTCATATCAGGCAATTAGTAGTTGTTTGTTTCTATGTGTTCAGCAAGGGGGCCGGCTTAGGGGTAGGCCGGCTCCCTTTTTTTTATAAGAATGAGTCTTAATATTATCATCCGAGGAGGGAAAAAAGGAAGGAGTTCGCAAGACGAAATTGCTTACTACCTTCGCAAAGCAAACGAGCAGGCCGCCGTTCGAGAGAAAGCAGGCTATACCAAGCGCCAGGAGCAAGTCCGCCAAGCCGCCAAATCCCTCGAGGGGGGCAAGGGTAACTTTCGTTTAAAACGAGTTACAGATATGACGACTTACCTTCGGCATGAGCAACAAAACCCAGGGTGCTGGGCAGATAAAGGATTCACCAAGGACTTCGAGAAAGCCAACCCCGAGTGCAAAGTTAAACACTAAATATTTTTATCATGGGAAATTACGCAACCGCAACATACAGCCAGCTTAAATCTAGGTTTCAAGCATTAGCTGGATTAGAATCCCTTCAAACCACAGACGCTAGTTTCCTTCGTGACTTAGTGAACCGCAGGGCAAGGTTGGCACATGAGCGTTACCCGTGGCCACAATTTACAGTCATTGGGGAATCGGTAGCAATTGTAACCTCTGACGATAATCGTCTTCGAGTTTATGGAAGTTCCAACAAATTAGCCAACGATGCAAATGTAGTATTCCGCATCCATAAGGCTGATCCATCATCCACTAGATATCCTGATGAGTATACATTCTTCACGGAGTTAGATTCAGGTGGTTTCCCATCCGTTAAAATCATTGAACCTACCGCATTGGATTCGATAAATGTGTATGTGACCTATCGCAAAGATTTGCGTGGGGAAATAAACTCAGGATCGGCCACTAGCGGATACTATGGTGATGAAGCTGGCGATGAGCAAAATATTCCTAATATCTTTTTTGAGTACATGGTGCAGGGAGCGTATGCCGACTTTCTTCGGGGGGATGGCCAAACTGAAAAAGCGACAGTCGAGGAGCAAAATGCAGAAGGACTTTTGATACAAGAAATTGATTTAGTTCGCGAACAAGGCAGGCAGTTCCGAAATGATGTTCTGCAATACCGCGCACCCTCACAATTCAGAAGGCACAACATACAAGCGGGTGGATCTCCATTAAATCCAGGCATCGCTAATGTTCAATAATGGCAAGAACCACAACATTTGACTCGTTAAAAAAGCGCTTTCAAATGGCGGCTGGTTTGCCGACTTTAACAAGCGTAGACGAGTTTTTCTTTAAGGAGTCTGTAAACGCTAGGGCGCAAACTGCTTGGCATCGATGCAAATGGCCCGAGCTTCAAAAGATTGTAGAAAAAAGCGTGGCGGCCACATCCAACCCTGCGGCAGATAAGGCGGTACGAATCGACAACGATTTAGATGTGATGGAAATCCACCAGGTATGGACCAAGAATCCGTACACGGATCGCAATGCCATTCTTTTGGACTTCAAGCTATTGGATGGGTATTTAATTTTGCCAGCGGATAGCTCAATAGATTCGGTTTTTATCGTAGGCACAGCAGTTCGCCCAACCTATGGGCCTGATAGCCCTGACGAGCAGAACATCCCTGAGTTTTTAAGCAATTATATAACTGCCGGATGCTTGTCAGATTTTCTTCGTGGAGATGGCCAAACTGAACCCGCATCGAGGGAAGAAAACCGAGCGGAGGAATATTTATTTTTAGAAATAGATCGGGCAGAACGCCTGCAATCACAAAACAAAATCACAATCAATTCATATCCGAGCTACAGCTTCGGCGTTTCAATTTTATCAACCACATAATATCATGGGACTCGCATCAGTAAATGTATTGAACTCAATGGGCGCTAATGGATGCGTCTATGTAAACGGAACCTCCGCAACGAATGGCAGTTTTGTTGCCGTGCAATTCACCGAACCATCAGTCATTGGTGCATTAACCGGTGTAATGGATAACTCGGCAGACTTAATTGCCGATGGCACAACCTTTGCACAAGGCCAGGTGATCTATGTTCCCTTCACCAGTATCACATTAACTAGCGGAGCGGCACTCCTGTACAAAGGTAGCGTCTAATGCCCTTTCTTGGTCTAGGACTCCACTTAGGAGATGCGGATGCCGACTCCATAGTTGGTTGGGGCGGACCCGTCATTGATGGGGTCATCCAAACCGAGGCGGAGGACTTTCTGCTCGTGGAAGCTGGGCAATTTTTAGCATTCGATTAAGAGGAAATAAATTATGGCAAATAAACGAATTAGCTCATTAGACGACATTACCTTGGTTGGTGGTACATCCACCGCAGAGGTAAATGCCAACGATATTTTACCGATCACGGATGTGGATGACACTACGGGATCACCACAGGGTACAACCAAAGCAGTAAAGGTTAGCGATTTAATGGGAGAATCACCCGTGCAGTCCGTTGCCGGACGAACGGGTGCGGTTGTGCTGGACGCAGACGACATTGACGACTCTTCAACCTCGCACAAGTTTGTCACCGCATCCGACATTACGAACCTTAGTAACCTGAGTGGTACGAATAGCGGTGACCAGGATTTGAGTGCATTAGCCACGCAAGTCTCTTTAGGTAACCACGAGGCGCTAACATCCTTAGTTCACGGAATTTCAGCATTTGGAGCTACTCTCGTGGACGATGCGGATGCGGCAACCGCACGGACAACCCTAGATGTAGACCAAGCGGGTACAGACAACTCCACAGATGTTACCCTCGCCACAGTCCCTAATAACTACTTATCCTTATCGGGTCAGGAGATAACCGCTGGGGTTGTACCTGTATCGTTGGGCGGCACAGGGTCGGGCGATTTAACCACGGCTCGCGCAAACCTTGGTCTTGGCACAGCCGCCACTACCGCATCAACCGACTACGCAACTGCATCCCAAGGAGCTTTAGCAGATACAGCTATTCAACCATCAGGTATAACGAACATGGTGGAGACTACAGACAGCATCGATGTATTAGCCGATGTAGACACCAGCACAGTTGCTCCTACCACCAATGACTTTCTTAATTGGGATGGATCGAATTGGGTTCCAGCAGTACCTTCCGCAGATGTAGACACCCCACTCACCACCGCACTTCGTGGAACGGATAACCCACACATCGGAGCGTATCCGAATCAATCGTTTAAGGTCACGGACAATCCTAACAAGTCAGTCATGGTCATCGCTGATGCGGACGGAAACTTGGAGTTTGTAACTAAGGACGGAGCGAATGTTTTTGTTAACACACCATCATCCCGTCTCGCATTAGCTAAAGGATTTAGTATCCAAGCTGATGGTGCTGAACCCGACATAGAAGCAGTCGATACAGACGGTACTACCTACTCGGTAATCAGCGGAGATACTGACACAAAAGGAGCGAATGGTTTACCAACTCGCCAAGGCTTTAACCTGCCCGACATCGGGGCCAATCCAGCACCACTTCTAATCTCAGGCGGTTCAATCGCTTAACCTAATCTTAACTAACTAAATATCATGGCAACAGTATACATTAAACCCGGCACAGGAACAGGCACAGGAACGCTCGCTGATCCTTATTATTATTCCCAACTTAGTTCAGCAGAGACTGCCGCTGGTGCGGGAGGGACGATTCTTTTCACGGATGGAGAATACACTCTAACTGCTGTTAATACTATATTTGATGGACTTGGTAATAACACAGACTTTACTTACCGTTCATTAAACCCGCAAAAAGCAGTCTTTAAATCTACTGCTACCGCTAATAAATTAAATGTAAATTACAGTGCTAATGGTGGTAATATAAACTTCCATGACTTTAAATTAGATAACTTATCACTCGTTGTTTACAATGGTGGAGGAGGTGTAGTTTCAGGTAATTATGTAACTGCATCAAATCTTACAATCGGTACGAACACCCAGTTTATAAAGGTTAGCAACTCTACGGGTACATCGAGGATAATAAACAATACATTTCACTTAGCTTGGTCTTCCGGTACTTATATCACTAGACAGCTTGGATATGCAGATGAATTTAGCGGTAACACTATTTACATCTCTAATCTCTCAGGAGCAACATCGGTACAAGTTCCGTATAGTTCCACCAATGATATTAGATCATGCCCGATTGCTAAAAATAATATTTTTGCGAGTGATGATACAACAGGAACAAAACTAGACACTCTTAACTCATGGGCTGGTAGTTTAAATAATTGTTGTTTCCATCAGTTTGATGACAGTAATAACGCATCGGGAGGTACGGACAATGTATTCGCAGACCCGCAATTCGTAGATTCCGCAAATGGCGACTATCGTCTCCGCCCCGCCTCTCCTTGCATCAACGCTGGAACCGCAAGCTAAGTAGTCATGGCTTACAATAAGTTACATAAGAAAGACTTTACCATTGCGGTCAAACATGGTGCAGATCAAAACGCGGTAAAGTTTAAGAAGGAAGCGGTAAAGGGAGAACTGTTTTTCGATACTACTGACAATAAGCTATACATCGCTTTGAGTGATGCGGGCGCATCGGACGCAACAGTTGTAAGTGTCACGCTTGCGTAAAATGCTCTATGTTGTCTCCATTGCGACCCTTCTGCTCGCTGGTTGTTCGCTTCGCTCAACTTACCCAACACTTGGAGCAATCGCTGGCGGTGGGGTAGGTAGCTTGGGCGGACCTGGAGGAGCCGCACTAGGTGCGGGTACAGGAGCCTTGGTTGGCGAGGCATTGAAAAATGCCGATGCCCTGGTGGAAGCGGAGGAGCGGATTGAAGCATTAACCCACGGAGATGTTTCCGCACTCGTGGCCCAAGGAATGGCAGAACACCAATCAGGCTTCGATCAATTTACTAGCTCCATAAAGCGGTGGCTCACATGGGCGGCTATTGGGCTGGGGTGCTACCTGGCGATCCCCATCTTTGTTGCCCGTAAGTGCAGTAAGACCGAAGCGATTAAGAACCAAACCCGACCACCATTTCCAGCAAAATGAAAAACTTTTATTT